TATTCCCAGTGCTAATGGCTGCGCCTTGATCCCCAGTGCTGCTGGCTGCGCCTTGATCCCCAGTGCTGCTGGCTGCGCCTTGATACCCAGTGCTGCTGGCTGCGCCTCGATACCCAGTGCTGCTGGCTGCGCCTTGATCCCCAGTGCTGCTGGCTGCGCCTTGATACCCAGTGCTGTGCTGATTATTGGAATTTTTAGCCCTTGAGAACACCCAATCAATCTGAGCTTTGATTAGGTCAAATAAACTTATCTCCGCTTTTACTTTCAGTATAGATGATGCAACTTTATCCCTTTTCTCGCTCATTTCTCCCGCTTGCTCAACGATAGCAAACCTGTTTTTGTATGGTGGGTAGTAATTGAAAACTCCAATCGGCATAGGGCAGGCATGGAACCCGCTAGCGCATGCTTCAACTTCGCCTTCATGGGTATACGTTTCACCAACGGCATACTGGAAACCGCGACATTGGAAATTTTCGTCAAACCCCTTGTAGCTGATGCGAGGGGTGGTTACGGGTGTTGCGGTGGTTTCGGTCATGGTGTGTCTCCTTTGCTTGATTGTGACTACATTAACCAATTAAGAACAATTGTTCAATCTTTTGTTGACAAAAAAAGAACAATAGTGCAATCTAATCCCCATCGAAGCACACAACACGCAAACAGGAGCAAGACGATGACAGCAAGAACACGGACACATAATTACAGCGAAGACAAGGCAGTAAAAACTGCCAGTGTCACACCCATCACTAAAGTACAGGATACGACTGACCTGGACGAAGCAGCCAGCCTGTACCAGCAGGCTAAAGCCGCCATGGCAGAAGCCAAAGCCGCCATGGACGTGGCGGAACGCAGGCTGATCGAATTGGTTGCCAACCGGAAGGAAGAGGGGACAGAAAAGCGCGAAGGAACTCGCTACAAGGTTTCTGTTCGTAACGGCTTGAACAGAAGTCTGAATGAAAAAGCCCTGATGGCCCTGCAGGGCGTGGTGCCGGATGAGGTGCTCGCAACCGCCTTCAAGTGGAAGGCATCCCTCGACCTGCGAGTTTACCGAACGTTGCTGGACAGCAACGCGCCATACCTGGCCTCGCTGCAGGCCGTGGTCACAGCCAAACCAGCCAAGCCGACATTGACCGTGGAGGTGCTGTGATGGCTATCTCACTCAAGAGCCTCACTAAACCAACGCACCGCCCTGTAATCATTACACTGGTCGGGGAGGGTGGTATCGGAAAGACCAGCCTTGCGGCCAGCTTCCCGTCCCCGGTCTTCATCCGCACCGAAGACGGAACCCAATCCATCAGCCACCGCGATGACGTGGCTCTGTTCCCGGTCGCGCAAAACTATCAGGACGTGCTGGATGCCATGCAGGCACTGGCCACAGAAGATCACGACTTCAAAACAGTAGTAGTGGACTCCATCACCCAGCTCAACGTGTTGAGCGAAGCCGAGATTGTGCTGAACGACCCCAAGAAGCCAAAGAGCATCAACCAGGCACTGGGTGGCTACGGAGCCGGACATAACGCCGTAAGCGACATGCACCGCATGGTACGCGAGGCAGCAGGCTGGCTCATGGCCGAGAAGGGCATGAACATTGTCTTCATCGCCCATGCACTGGCCGAGACGGTGGACCCACCGGACACCGACAGCTACACACGCTACAGCATCAGGATGAATACCCGCAGTGTCGCGCACTACAGCGACAACGTGGATCTGGTGGGCTTCATCAAGCTGCGCACCTTCACCCGTGGTGATGGCGATGTGAAGAAAGCCACCACCACCGGCGAGCGCATCATCACCTGCCACCCGACCGCCAGCCACATCAGCAAAAACCGCTTCGGCATCAAGGAAGACCTGATCTTCGCCGAAGGCAGCAACCCGTTTGTGCCATTCATCCCGGCACTGCAACCCACAACCGAAACACGCAAAGCAAGCAAACAAGGAGCATAAACATGGCCTCACTCAACATGAATTTCGATGCAAACACCGTAGAACCGTCCTCAGTTTTTGACCCATTGCCCAATGGGGAATACCTGGTAGTCGTCGTTGCCAGCGACATGAAATCCACCAATAACGGCTCAGGCCAGTATCTGGAGCTGGAACTGGAAGTGATTGACGGAAACTTCAAGGGCCGCAAAGTATGGGACCGGCTCAACCTGATTAACCACAACGCAAAAGCCGTGGAAATCGCCCAGCGCCAACTGTCCGGCTTGTGTCATGCCACGGGCGTATTGCGCGTGTCTGATTCCAGCCAGCTGCATAACATCCCGGTGATTGCCACCGTGAAGTACCGCGAAGGCAATGGACAATATGGTCCATCCAATGATGTACGTGGCTACAAGTCAGCAGGGCAGCAGACTCAACAACCAGCCCAGCAGCCAGCCATGCAGCAACCCATGCAACAGCCACCAGCCCAGCAGCCTGCTCCAGCTTCACGCGGAGCAAACCCGCCCTGGGGCCGCAAATGACCCCACATGAAAAACACCGACGCATCGTGGACATTACGGTAAGGATTGAAGCTGCCCAGAAGGAACTGCGGCAGCTCGAATCAGAGCCAACATCAACACCCTGCGAACTGTGCGAACACCTGCAAGGGAATTTCTGTTCTGTATGGAACATGGACGTTCCGGTGGATTACAGAAATCAGGACAGCTGCGAAGCCTTTGAGGACGCCATCCCCTTCTAGTTTTTTCCTGCCTGTTTAGGAAAGCAGGCAGGCGAAAGCAACACCGAGACAAACAACATGGGACAGTCTTAATCCCTTCTAATTCAGGGCCAGAATGGAACAACAACATGGCACAGATACCCGACAACACCAACACCACACTGCACGTAATCGACAAGGCAGTTATTGATAAAGCGGAAGACTGGCGACGTGCGCACCTGGGCGCATCCGTCATTGGTAATCCCTGCAACCGCGCCCTATGGTACGGATTCCGCTGGTGCCGTGCACCGGAATTTTCCGGTCGGCAGCTGCGCTTGTTTGCCCGTGGTCAACGCGAGGAAGATGTATTTGTCGAGCTACTGCGACAGGCGGGTGTGCGCGTGGTGACAGTCGATGCCAACACCGGGCAGCAATACCGATTCTCAGACCTTGGCGGTCACTTTGGCGGGTCAATGGATGGTGCAGCCATCGGCCTGATCGAAGCGCCAAAGGCATGGCATGTACTGGAGTTCAAGACCCATAACTCCAGAAGTTTTAAGCAACTGACAGGAAAAGGCGTGCAGGCCAGTAAGCCGATGCACTACACCCAGATGCAGTGTTATATGCACTGGAGCGGTATGAAGCGAGCCTATTATATGGCCGTCAACAAGGACGATGACAGCCTGTATGGTGAGCGTATCCGTTACGATGCCGCCCATGCCGAAGCGACCTTAAAAAAAGCAGAAAACATCATCAGGGCCAGTGAGCCGCCCGCCGGCATCAGCCAGAACCCGGAATGGTATGAATGCGCATGGTGTGATTACCATGCCATGTGTTTCGGGCAGAAGGTCGCATTGAAATCCTGCCGCACCTGTGTCCATGCCACCCCGGTGCTGGAAGGGAATACCAGCTTGTGGTCATGTGCATTGAATGAGCCGATTTATGCGAAGCAAGAAACTGGCTGTGACTCGCATCTGTTCATACCCGCTATGATTCCGTTCGCTCAACCCGTCGATGCGAATGAATCCGAAAACTGGATTCAGTATGAAACCGCACAAGGCGTGCGCTTTCGCAATTGCCCCCGGGCTGACAAGGGGCCAGCGGCTTACCCGTCAGACGAGTTGCAACACCTGCAGGGGGGCATGGTCGCCGATGCCGGACTGGATGAAATCCGCCAGCGTTTTGATGGGGAGGTGGCGGCATGACCGGTGCAATGACCACAACAGAAATTGTCAGCCGTCTGTGTGCTGAACGTGGCATCAGAGAATGGGATGAAGGCCGGAGAGAATGGGATGAAGGCCGAAGGCCGGAAAGAAAAAAACTTAACCGCTTTCGCCTGGCCGTGGATGACCTGAACATTATTCGGGCGCTGGGTGAACGGACGCTGGACGGCTGTGATATGAAACTGGAGGCTGATGATGCAGCTGCGTGACTACCAACGTGCCAGCATCGACGCAACCTACCATTGGTTCCAAAACAACCCGTCCGGCAATCCCTTACTGGTGTTGCCCACTGCAGCCGGTAAATCCGTAATTGCCGGGAAACTGATGCAGGAGATTGTGGAGCAATGGCCAGACCAGCGTATTCTGCTGCTGACTCATGTAAAAGAGCTGATCGAACAGAACTACCTCAAGCTGATGGACATGTGGCCACAGGCACCAGCAGGGATTTACAGCGCCAGCTTCAACCGCCGAGAAGAATCAGCACAGATCCTGTTTGCCGGCATCCAGTCGGTCTACAACAAAGCCATGCAGATTGGCTGGGCCGATCTGATTTTGGTGGATGAAGCCCACCTGATACCCAAGAAAACCATGACCGGCATGTATCGAGTGTTCCTGGATGCCATGCAACGCATTAATCCGGCACTGCGCATCATTGGCCTGACGGCCACTCCATACCGGCTGGATTCCGGTCTGTTGACTGAAGGCGAGGGGGCCATTTTCCACCATGTCGCGTATGAAGTCCCAATTGCCCTGCTGCTGGAGCGTGGCTACCTGTCCCCCCTGACAACTGAACCGGTCAAAGAACGCATCAGTACGCAAGGCGTGAAGAAACGCGGGGGCGATTTTGTCCTGTCTGACCTTGCCAAGGCCGTAGACCGTGATGACATCACCCGTAACGCCGTGGCGGAAATCATGGAGCTGGGAAAGGACAGGAAAAGCTGGATCATTTTCTGTACGAGTATCGCTCATGCAAGCAATGTCATGGAAGAAATCAGCCAGCACGGGATCCGCGCCGGCATGGTGACAGGCAACACGCCAAAGCGAGAACGAGAAATAGCGTTGGCAAACTTCAAAGCAGGCATGACCCGTTGTCTGGTGAATGTTGATGTCCTGACCACGGGGTTTGATGCCCCGAATATCGACCTGCTGGCCATGCTGCGCCCAACCCAAAGCACAGCTTTGTATGTGCAGATAATGGGGCGAGGGATGCGCATCCATCCAGGCAAAACAGATTGCCTGGTGCTTGACTTTGCCGGAAACATTGCCCGGCATGGCCCCGTGGATGCCGTGGATCCGAAGAGTAAAAGCGGTGGCGATGGCACCGGAGAAGCGCCCACCAAAAAATGCCAGGCTTGTGGTGCGACAATGCACGCATCAGCATCGGAATGTGCTGATTGCGGGTTTTTATTTCCTAGCAAGGGTCCGAGCCACGAAGATACCGCATCCACATTGGCAGCACTCATCAATGCCGTGGAACCGGACAGTTATGACATAACAGACGTGCTGTATTCGAGGCACAAGAAGGAAGGAAAACCTGATAGTTTGCGCGTGGATTATTACCAGAGTTTCCGGCGTGTCGCATCAGAATGGGTTTGTATTGAGCATGCAGGCAGGGCAGGCAGTAATGCACGCCATTGGCTGGCGAAGCGGATTGATTCTGACCTGATCAGCGACCTACCAGTATATCCACCCCGAACTGTAACCGAAGTGCTGGATTATGCTGACCGGCTGCAAAAGCCAAAGCGCCTGCTGTGCAAGCGGGCAGGAAAATTCACCGAAATTGTCAATTATGAAATGTGAGGAAAGCTTTGAATCTTGCCATCGTTATTGCAACTGTGATGGGGTTATTAGTGCTGGCTGTGGTTGTACACCGGGCCATTGATGCCCTGATCGACCGAATGCCACATGTCAAGAAGTCGAATGTGTGGCAGACATTCTGGAAGATTTTTGCTGTCTGGGGGTTGCTGTTTGTAGCAATTGTCCAGATCATGAAAAGGACATTGGAATGATTCCGACACCTGATCACCCAGTATCAAACCGTAAAAGGAGCATGAGAAACAATCCAGCGCCTGATGAAATTATCAGGCTGCGGGAGTGCATCCAGGCATTCTATGGGATTGGTATCACGGCAGCACAAGACCAGTGCGCGGAGATGCTCCATACCAGCCGCCGTTCATGGCAACAGTGGGAACGCGGGGAGCGAAAAATGCACCCCGCGTTCTGGGAGTTGATTCTGATCAAATCCGCCTGCCTGCTGGGCAAAAGTGCCGTCCACGGTGCCCGGCATGGCAATACAGACAGGAAAGAGGAATTATGCTGAAACAATTACGAATACAAAACTTCAAGGGTTGGGAAGATACCGGCACCATTCGCATGGCCCCAATTTCCCTGTTTTTTGGTGTCAATGGCTCGGGGAAATCCAGCATAAGCCAATTCCTAATGATGTTGAAACAGACCATGGAGTCACCGGACAGAAAGGCGGTGTTCTGCCCTGATCCAGAAAATAAGCTCGCCTTTGAATATCGATGGGCGTTGCCGAAAATACTGAAGGTCAGGGACCCTGTGACTGGGCGGACCTTCTCAGGCGAGACTCTATCGTTTCATGCTGAGGTCGGCTTAGGTGGTGAGGATGACCGCACTCTAATCCTTAACCAATTGGAATACGACATAATTGATGATTGTGACTCACGGCTGTTCATTGGCATGGAGCGAAAAACGGATTTCAGGACCGATTACAAAGTAGATACGACTCGTTACTCACTCAAACGTAATAAAATGCGTGCCTGGGACCCTGGTGCCCCGGTTCGATTTTATGGTTTTCCTGATGAGGTGGTTGCCTATCACCAGAACGCGGATTTTGTTCAGGCCCTGAACCTCGGGCATGAAAAACTATTCAGATCAATCTGTTATCTTGGCCCGTTGCGTACCAAGGCGGAACGTTTATACTCCTGGGCCGGCATCGAGCCTGAAAGTGTTGGCTATGCGGGAGAACATACTGTGGCTGCAATAATTGCAGCACGAAGTCGGAAAATCAGCTTGGGGTACAAACGACCAGCCAAACATTTTGAAGAGATCATAGCCCTCAAACTTAAAGAGATGGGGCTGATCGAAGAATTCAAGGTTAATCCCATATTTGATCGGCGGCAAGAATATGAGGTCAAAGTCCGCACCAAAAGATCAAAAGGCTGGGTCGATCTGTTAAATGCCGGTGCTGGCGTATCGCAGGTACTGCCGGTTCTGGTGCAGTGTTTTTATGCTCCGGCAGGGTCAATTATCCTTATGGAGCATCCGGAAATCCATCTGCATCCGAATGCACAATCGGCACTGGCCGATGTGATGATCGACGTCATCAATTCCCGGGAAAATGGGAAAGATCGTGGAGTTCAACTGATTATTGAAACCCACTCGGAATATTTTTTACGGCGCTTGCAGCGGCGCATCGCCGAGGACGTTGTTTCGCAGGGAAAAGTGGCCGCCTATTTTGCCAATATCGATAGAACACCCGCAAAGCTGGAGTCACTGCAGATAGATATTTTCGGCAACATCAGGAATTGGCCACCGAATTTTTTTGGTGATGAAATGGCTGACATCATTGGACAGGCTAAGGCGTCCATGAAGAAGGCTGGACTGGAGTAATACAATTTACAATACGGCTATATCCGCAACCCGAAAGACCCAAAGCGGGTAATTGAACTGCCTAACCCGCTGACACAGTTTACAGATTAAATTAACCGACAAACGGAAATGAAAACGATCCTTTCTTTATTCGACCACTCTGGCGGATGGAGCCGTCCTTACGCCGAGGCTGGTTATGATGTGATTATGTTCGATATAAAAAACGGACAAGATATTAAGCAATTCTCATGTGAATATCTGTTTGAAGAGTGGGGTATAGGGTTAGTTCACGGCATTCTGGCCGCGCCTCCCTGCACAGATTTTGCAGCAAGCGGCGCACGCTGGTGGAAGCAGAAAGAGGGAACCGGGACGGTAGAGTTATCTATCGAGCTGGTTTACCAAGTATTAAGAACGGTTGAGTTGTTTGAACCAGAATGGTGGGCTATCGAAAACCCAGTAGGCCGGATTGCTAAGCTGGTACCAGAACTCAACGACTACCCACCATTCTGGTGGAATCCCTGCGACTATGGCGACCCCTACACAAAGAAAACCGGCCTATGGGGAAGATTCACACCACCCACACCACTTTTTTTAGGTTCAGATTGGTCAGTAGAACCCACTGAAGGCAGCAAAATGCACTGCCTCTATGGTGGAAAATCCGAACGCACAAAAGAATTGCGCAGCGTCACACCGCCCGGATTTGCCCAGGCATTCTTCAAATGCAACCCGTAAGCTGGAGTAAGACAATAAGTGCAACAGATCAAGACTTGAGAAGGGAGCCAACAGGCGCTACTGTCCAGGCCGTTACCAAAAAAAAAACAGGTCTGTTCCCATGAAGAAACATTTTCTCACTGTTACTTTTTCGGCCCCCTGACTCTAGCCAGCTCCAACATTTCCCGACGTCTCGCATCCAGACGAAATTGCGTCTCTTCCCGCGCATGCTTGCGCAGATCAATCCAGATTCTGACAGCCGACTCCGCAATTTTGAATACTCCGGCCAGCAGCGTAATGATTGCCGTCGCTGCGGCAATGACGGCCAGCCAATCCTGCTGCTCCAGAACGGCGATTGACCCGGCCAGCCCCGAGCTCAGCAGCCCGGCTTTGGTCATCCAGGCAGTCTGTGCCGTTTCGGTTGCATCCCGCAGTAGCTGGGCGAATCTCATCGAATGCCCAGAAACGACGCCTCGCCCCTTCGCCAGGCCAGGTACCAGATGCTGCCGAAAATGCCGAGCAGGATGAATATCTGTATCCATTGCAACGTATTGACCCCGCTCAGGGTTGCGTTGGCTTTCTGGAGCCCCTCAACTACAACAGTCTGATTCTCCTGAATCGTGTTTTTCAGCCACTCGATACCGGTCAGCGCCCCGGTGCCGGCAGCAGCAGTCCCTACAGCAATCTGCTCGGTGCTCTGGGTTTTCGGCTTTACTGCCCCTACCCCGGCTTCCTGCGTGATCGGCATGGCCCGCCCGATACCCTCCTTGATGAGGCTGTCCGGGTACGGCTGTATGCCGTTTT